GTATATTAGGAGATATTAAAAGTCTTTTAGGTGCTGGTAACATTGACGGCTTTGACAGCGATATCGTTATGCATATCAATTCAGTGCTGGTTACACTACGACAGTTAGGAATCGGTCCGTCTTCAGGATTCAGTATTACTGGTCCTGACGAGACATGGGATGATTTACTCGAAAGTAGTGAAATGTTAGAGGCCGTCAAATCTTACATTTACTTAAAAGTTAGACTTATTTGGGATCCTCCAACAAGCGGAACCGTTATGCAGGCAATGAAGGAACTTATTGCTGAGTACGAATGGCGTCTTAATGTTGTGGTCGATCCAGAAGAAGATTAGTAGGTGATATTAATGTGGCAATACAATAATGAACTTTACCATCATGGTGTCAAAGGACAAAAATGGGGCATCAGACGTTTCCAGAATCCTGATGGAAGTTTAACCGAAGAAGGAAAAAAAAGATATGGGATTCGAGAAGAACGAGTTAGAAAAAATGAGGATAAAATTTCAAAAGAAAAGAATAGAATCGCTACTTTAGAAAGAGAGTACGCTGATTTAAAGAGACATGGAACTAAATCTACAATTTTTTCTAGAGATGTTCATGAAACGGACTATTATGATCCAGTTACTGGAGACATTGTTGAAGGCAAGAAAGCATGGGAGTATGCCGATCAGCCAGATGAGGTTTTTACTTCAAAAAAAGAAGCCTTGGAGTATGCCAAAAGAGATGCCTTGAGTAGTATTGACATAGGAAAAGACACTATTGTGGCATTAGAAAGAGAAAACAATATTCTAATGTCTGCTCCTATTAATAGCAGAACGTTTTTAGAAAATGAAAAAGCTGGAAAAATAGCTTGTGGAGTAGTTACGGGAAGTACCGCTGTTGCAGGAATGGCTATGGGTACAGCATTTATGGGAATTCTTGGCGGTGGAATGGCTTTATTTCCATCTTTACTTGTCGGGTCGATTTTAGGACTAGATGCAGGAAATGCCGTTGAAAATATTGGTGTAAAAAAAGAGTATAGAAGAAATGATTAGTAGGTGATATTAATGTGGCAATACAATAATGAACTTTACCACTTTGGCATAAAAGGCCAGAAGTGGGGTGTACGTCGTTATCAGAACCTAGATGGAAGTTTAACCGAGATTGGAAAAAAACGTTATTCTAGGGTAGTTGGTAATCCAGATAGCAAAGTTCAATTGTTCGAAAGGTCAGGCAGGGCAAAAGGCCAATACGATATTTACAATAATGAACGTAAAGTCGGTGTTGCAATGGTGGACGATGATGGTTCTAATGCATATTTAGATTGGATTGGTATTAAGAATAAGTATCGTAGGAATGGATACGGCCAAGCAGCACTAGAACAATTAATGAACCAATTAAAGGCAGACGGTTATAAAAGTATGACGCTGGATGCAGCTGGGCTAGACCCTGCGGCGCTTCACATTTATGAAAAAAAAGGTTTTAAAGCTGTAGGAAAAATACACGATGATGTGTGGAATGATCTAGTCGTTATGAAAAAGAATTTTTAGGAGAAAATCAAAATGGCATTGTCTAATACTGCAACACCGAAGTATTACGGTGAGTTTAGGAATGCTGTTCTAAGTGGCAATCGTGCAGTCAATGAAAAAATCTCGCAAGAGATGAACAGAATTGATGCTCTTATAAGAAATCCAAGGTATTACTACGATGATGAAGCTATTGATGGCTTTATTAGATATTGTGAGAACGAAATGACATTAACTGACGGCACTGATTTAACAATGTTGCCAGAGTTTAAGTTATGGGCAGAGCAATTATTCGGATGGTGGTACTTTGAGGAACGTAGTGTATTTGTACCTAATAAAGAGGGAATAGGTGGACACTACGAACAACGTAAGATTAAGAGAAGACTTGTTAATAAGCAGTACCTTATAGTAGCAAGAGGAGCTGCTAAGTCTATGTATTTGTCGATGATACAATCTTACTTTCTTAACATCGACACATCTACAACGCATCAGGTTACAACTGCTCCGACAATGAAGCAGGCAGAAGAGGTTATGTCACCCATTAGAACAGCTATAACAAGAGCTAGGGGTCCACTGTTCAAATTCTTGACAGATGGATCATTACAGAACACAACCGGTTCTAAAAAAGATAGACAAAAACTAGCATCAACTAAAATGGGTATACAAAATTTTTTGACTGGTTCACTTTTGGAGATTCGAACGATGAGCATAGCTAAACTTCAGGGTTTACAGGTCAAAGTTTCAACGGTTGATGAATGGCTTTCTGGTGATATTAGAGAGGATGTAATAGGTGCTCTAGAACAGGGTGCATCTAAAATCTCAGATTATGTAATTGTTGCTGCTAGTTCAGAAGGAACAATCCGAAATGGTGCTGGTGACTCAATCAAAATGGAGTTAGAAAGCATCCTTAAAGGCGAGTACCAAGCAGATCATGTTTCAATATGGTGGTATAAACTCGATTCTATTGAAGAGGTAGCTAATCCTGCTATGTGGGTAAAAGCTAATCCGAATATTGGTAGAATTGTCAGTTATGATACTTACCAAAAGGACGTAGAGAGAGCTGAAAAGGTTCCAGCTAGTAGAAATGATATTCTGGCAAAGAGATTTGGTATACCTATGGAAGGATACACATATTTCTTCACGTATGAAGAAACCAAAGTTCATAGGAAAAGAGAATATTGGCAGATGCCGTGTGCTCTTGGAGGAGACTTATCACAAGGCGATGACTTCTGTGCATTCACCTTTTTATTTCCTTTGAAAAACGGAGCATATGGTGTAAAAACTAGAAACTATATTACATCTCTAACATTAAATAAACTTCCGAGCGCCATGCGAAATAAGTACGAGGAGTTTATAAAAGAAGGAAGTCTTGTTGTTCTGGATGGAACAGTTCTTGACATGATGGATGTTTACGAAGATTTGGAGCGACACATCAACGAATGCGAGTACGATGTTCGTTGCTTTGGTTATGACCCATACAATGCAAGGGAATTTGTAGACAGATGGGCATTAGAAAATGGATCTTTTGGTATAGAGAAAGTTATTCAGGGAGCAAAGACTGAGTCAGTTCCATTAGGCGAAATTAAAATACTTGCAGAACAGAGGATGCTTCTGTTTGACGAGGAACTAATGGAATTTGCAATGGGAAACTGTATTGCTCTTGAAGATACTAATGGAAATAGAAAGTTGTATAAAAAGAGGCATGATCAGAAGATTGATGCCGTAGCTGCTATGTTAGACGCATACGTAGCATACAAATTAAACAAGGATGCTTTTGAATAGAGGTGATATTTATGGCGGTTAATAGTCCGTTAAAAGGGCGAGAAATGCCTGGTCATAAGTACATTAAAAGAGTAATGGGAAAGAATGGCAAATGGCAGTATGTTTATGGAAATATTTCTGATAGTTCAGCTGCCGCCAAATCTGTGTCTAAAATTGAAAAAGCACAAAATAGTTCTGAATCTATTAAAAGCAATGGATGGGCCGCAAAATATTTAGCAAACAGAAACAAAAAAGTATCGGATTTTACTCCAGAATCTATAGCTAAAGGTAAACAGAGAGCATCATCTAAAATTAGAACATCTCAGAAATGGGACACTAAAGTTACTAGAGCAAAAATAGCAGATGAACCAACAAAAGAGCAATACAAAGAAGCATCTGATAAACTTGAAAAAGAATCTAAAGAGAAAATAGAAAACAATGAAAAATATTACAAGGACTTGTATGAACAGGAAAAAGAATCATTCCGTGCAAAGTTAACTAATGGTCTAAAATCAAAATACCCTAATGGAATTCCAAACGAAGAGATGAGTAAGATTAATAAACAAGTGGATCAAGAAACGAAAGCTCTTTGGAAAGAAGTATATGAGCCACTAGTTAGTAAAGTGAACGATGCTATTAAAGCTAATAGTGATGCTGTTCTACGGGTTCTTAAGAAGAAATACAATCAGGAGGATTAAACTATGAAGTACAAAGTAGTTTATGACAAAGAACTCTACCATTTTGGTGTAAAAGGAATGAAATGGGGAGAATGGAATGAAGAAACTAGAGCCCGATATTTAGGAAATAGAAAAGCTAGGCGAAATAATAGCTCAAAAACAAGTAATCGATCTGGGAAAAGACGTAAGTTTGCAAAAACAGTCTTTGCTGCTGGCGGGGCAACTTTAGCGGTTGTAGCTACAGCTTATGCTGTTAAAAATCCAGCGGTTCGAAAGGTTGCAAGCAAGTGCTTATCGAAAGTTGGTAATGTTTCGGTTAAAGTGGCAAAAAGCACTGCTGATGGTTTTAAGCAGGGAATAAAAGAAGGGATTTCTGAAGGACCTAAAAAACTAGGAAAAGCAGTTGCAATTGGCGGCTATATGGTTGCCGGCAAACTAGCTCTTGACCAAATACTTGGAAAAGATGTGAGCAACGCTATATTTAAAGCAAATGACAAAAAAAGTATAGGTAAATTCTGGAATGGTTTGCCAGCTACTTCAGAAGATGATTCCGATGATTAAGTAGGTGATATTAATGTGGCAATACAATAATGAACTTTACCATCATGGTGTCAAAGGACAAAAATGGGGTATCAGACGTTTCCAGAATCCTGATGGAAGTCTGACTGATGAAGGTCGTCGACGCAATGGTAATAAAATTATTGATTCTATAAGAGATGAGTATAGACATCAAAAGCAGAAGCGCGCAGAAAGAAAAGAGTACAAAAAAGCAAAACGTATTGTAGAAGGCGAAAAAGCTAGGAAAAATGGTGAATTTATATTTAGTAATAACTTAAGCACAAGAAGCAAAATGTTTGCAACAAATGTTGGGTCTGAAATAGTCAAACAATATGCAAAAAGTTATTTGGATAATCATAGAGCGGTATTAATAACGAAGAGCAATATGGTAGTTCCTTTATCGGATATTTCTTCATCTGCAATAAATGCTGGCAGATTAGCTATAAATACTTATATGGGAGTTAAAAACTATAATAGGAATAGAGCCATAAAAGAATACGATAATGCCTCATATAAAGAAAGAAAACAAGCAAAAGAAACAATCGCTAAATATGAATCGAGGTATAAATAATGGAAAATAGAAACGTTATATATTACAGCGATGAGCTATATCATCATGGAATACAAGGTATGAAATGGGGGCATAGAAATGGTCCACCATACCCACTTGATCCAGAAGATCATTCTAAATCTGAACAGAAAGCAGGATGGAGAAAATCGTTATCTGATAGAAGAGAAGCAAGAAAAAATTATAAATTAGCTAAAAGTAATATTAAAGCAGAAAGGCGAAATTCAAGAGATCGTCTGTTAAATGATGAAAACCGTGAAATGCTTAAAGTTTCAAAAAACTATCGCGCTGGCCAAAAGATGAGCGATTCTGATCTTGAAAAAGAAAGACAGATTGAGTCAAAATACACTAAAAAATGGACCGACAATGAAGCTAAGTATAAAAATGATTTAAAAAATGCTAAGGCTGCTTATAAAAAAGAATTGAATCGACAGAAAGAACAGGCTTCCAAACAAACTAAAGATAATGTTAAAAAGTATCAAAAATCTTTTGATAAATCCGAAAAAATGTCAGATAAAGCAGATGAAGCTTGGGCAGAAACCAAGAGTATGTATAAAAATCTTGGCAAAACTAGTATCGGAAGAGTTATACGAGTTATGAAAAACTCTGGTAATAAAAATGATAAAGACGTCCAGCGATATTTAAAGAGCTTTGATAAATCCGAAAAAATGTCAGATAAAGCAGATGAAAGTTGGGCAAAAACAAAACAGTTGTATCGTAATACGGGTAAAACCGCTATAGGCAGAATACTCAATAACGTACGATCTTAATCTGAGTTTAGGAGGTTATATTATGGCCTTAAAAGATCGGTTCCAGAAAGCCTGGAACGCTTTTTTTAATAGGGACCCAACCGACGATTATGTCTATCAGGATTATGGAATCCAGACCTCTTATAGGCCAGATAGACCTAGATTGTTGATTGGGAACGAACGAACAATTGTTGTATCTATATTTAATAGAATTGCTCTAGATGCTGCTAGCGTTAATATTAGACATGTTAAAACTAATGATGAAGAGCGATTTGAGGAAGTTATTGATTCCGGGTTAGACAATTGTTTTAATTTGGAAGCTAATATAGACCAAACAGGTCGAGCTTTCGTACAAGATATTGTTATGTCTATGATGGACGAGGGTTGTGTCGCAATGGTACCTGTTGACACTGTCGGTGACCCTCTGAGAACAACATCTTATGATATAAAAACAATGCGCACTGGCAAAATAGTTGGATGGTTTCCACAGCATGTAAAAGTTAATGTCTATAACGACCGTACCGGTCAGAAAGAGGATCTTACTCTTCCTAAGAGTATGGTTGGTATTGTAGAAAACCCTTTATATGCTGTAATTAACGAACCAAACTCAACAATGCAGAGATTGATTAGGAAACTTAGTTTATTGGATTTTGTTGATGAACAGACTAGTTCTTCAAAATTGGATTTGATTATTCAGTTACCTTATACTGTTAAGACTGATATTCGTCAGAAACAGGCTGAACAGAGAAGAAAGCTAATCGAAGACCAGTTAACCGGTTCTAAATACGGTATTGCTTATATCGATGGAACCGAAAAGATTACACAGTTGAATCGACCAGTTGAGAACAATTTAATGAAGCAGATTGAATACTTGACGAGTATGCTATATAGCCAGTTAGGGATAAATGAAGATATATTAAATGGAACAGCTGACGATAAGACTATGACTAATTATTACACTAGGACAATTGAACCGATTGTCGCAGCTATAGCAGATGAATCTAAGCGAAAATTCTTGACAAAGACCGCTAGAACACAGCGTCAATCGGTAATGTTCTTCAGAGATCCATTTAAACTCGTTCCGGTAGCTGATGTCGCAACCATAGCAGACTCATTTACCAGAAACGAAATCTTATCAAGTAATGAAATCAGGCAGATTATCGGAAGAAAGCCTTCTAACGATCCGAATGCTGATGAATTACGTAATAAGAACCTTAATCAATCTAATCAAGAACTCAGTGCACAAGGGGCAGAAGGAATGGAAGGCGAGGTACCAGAATTCGCCAACACTCCAGTAAGCATGCTCCAAAACTTTAATTTG